TGAGGAATTTCATACAATGATAGGTGACATACTCACCGAGTTAATTATTAACAACCGATATAATGAAAAGATTAGAACAAACAATCCTGAAGAACCTGATTTACAATGAGGACTTCACACGTAAAGTATTGCCTTTCATGCGAGCTGATTACTTTGGTGACAATACTGAAAAGGTTGTCTTCAAAGAAATCTTTGAATTTGTAAACAAATACAAGAATCTTCCCACACATGAATCTTTGGTGATTAACTTTACCGAAAGTAAATCTCTGACAGAGGTTGAAGTCCGTGACTCTATTGAATTGCTCAATGAAATGCATATGTCAAGGGAAGAAAAGGTTGAAAGTAAATGGCTTGTTGAACAAACTGAGAAGTTTTGCCAAGACAAGGCCATTTACAACGCCATCATGGAATCAGTATCAATACTTGATGACAAAAATGGTGTCAAACCAAAAGGCGAGATTCCAAAACTGTTGAGTGATGCACTTGGTGTTTCATTTGACCAACACATTGGCCATGATTATATGTCCGATTATCAATCTCGTTTTGACTTCTATCACAAGGTTGAATCCCGTGTCAAATTCGACCTTGATATCTTCAATAAGATTACAAAGGGCGGTCTGCCAACTAAGACATTGAACATTGCACTTGCTGGTACTGGTGTTGGTAAGTCCTTGTTCATGTGTCATGTGGCAGGTTCTTGTTTGTCACAAGGTCAGAATGTATTGTACATCACGATGGAAATGGCCGAAGAAAGAATTGCTGAACGTATCGATGCCAATTTGCTAAATATTGATTTGAATGAATTACAAACAATGACTAAGGTAGATTATGAACGCAAGTTTAAAGTCTTACAAAACAAGGCACATGGTAAATTGATTATCAAAGAATATCCAACTGCTAGTGCTTCATCTCTACACTTTAGAGCCTTGTTGAGTGAATTACACTTGAAGAAGAACTTTGTGCCAGATATTATCTTTATTGATTATCTAAACATCTGTGCCTCTGCTCGTATCAAGGCTGGTGGTTCTGTAAACTCTTACACATACATCAAGTCTATTGCTGAAGAACTCCGTGGTTTGGCTGTTGAACACAATGTACCAATTGTTTCTGCAACACAAACAACTCGTAGTGGTTTCAGTAACTCTGATGTTGGTCTAGAAGATACTTCTGAATCGTTTGGTCTGCCTGCGACTGCTGACTTTATGTTTGCTTTGATTACAACTGAAGAACTGCAACAACTAAACCAAATCATGGTGAAACAGTTGAAGAATCGATACTCTGATCCTAATGATAACAAACGATTTGTTGTTGGTGTTGACCGTGCCAAAATGCGACTGTATGATGCAGAGCCTTCAGCACAGGCCGATATCACCGATTCTGGTCAAGTAAAGAAAGATGTGCCACTTAACACATTTGGTAATCGTGAAAAGAAATTCAATAAGAACTTTGGTGGTCTTAAAGTATGACGTTAACTAAAGAACAAGCCGTACATTGCGCTGATGTATTCTCAAACTACTTTGATAAGTTTGGTCGTATTGATGAATACATGCGTGAACAAAAACTAAACTCAATGGCAGAAAGACCATTTACTTTGCCTGGCATGGGACCAGAGGAAGATTTGTTCTCTGATTTCACTATGTCACCTGCTGATATGGAATTTGAAATCATTGAGTTGCCACAAGATAGATGGGACATTTATCTCAATATGATTTCTAGCCATTCAAACATGACCAGTATTCCTGGTCGTTGTTTGCGTTTGGCTGTGTTTGAGAAGAAGTCACAGAAGTGGGTTGGTTTCATTCGTCTTGGTTCTCCCGTTATCAATTGTAAACCTCGTAATGAAATGCTTGGTCAAGTATTCACACAACACGAAGGCGGTGCTCAATTGTTCAATCAATGTGCCGCAATGGGTTTTGTGATTGTACCTGCACAACCATTTGGTTTCAATTACCTTGGTGGTAAATTACTTGCAGCCATCTGTTGCTCACATGAGGTCCGTAAAATGCTTGATGACAAGTATAAGATGACCACTTGTTTGTTTGAGACAACCAGTCTGTATGGTTCTTCAAAGGCAGTATCACAATATGATGGTATGAAACCTCTGATTCGTTTCAAAGGGTTAACTGATAGTGATTTCTTGCCAATGTTGCATGGTAAAACATATACTGACCTGAAAGATTACATAGAGAATATCACAGGTAAAGATTTAGCACCACCTGATGCATCTAGCCGTAAATTAAAAATCTCTAATGCTATAGTGTCTATGATTAAGATTGGCCTCAGAGGCACACCAGAAGCTGTTAAGTTTGCACAGACTATTGACAATGCTAAGAACCTAAACGAACAGAAACGATACTTCATTTCTGACTACGGGTTTAAAAACATGGTTGATTTTGTAAATGGAAAAACTGACAAGTTGATTCCAGGTGAGAACTATGAGAAACATAATCTGTCCAATATCACAGAGTGGTGGCGTAAGAAAGCCATCAATCGATTTGATACGTTAAAGACTGATAATCGTATCAGAACCGAACAAGAAGTTTGGACTGGTGATAAAGTTCTTGACATAATTCGATAATTCTGGTAGGATAAATACTTCAATAACAATCGGAGTGTTCAAATGGCCAAATCTTATTCAGCTGCTGAATTAACAAGAATGCAAGAACTAGGTTCTGCGTGGATTTTTCGCAGAGTATTAAATGACAATCAAAGATACAATAGTCCAGAAGATATTGTAAAAGATAAAAAATATAAAGAACTAGTAGCGATATATCCAGCAATAAACGCTGAATGGCTGAAAGCTTTTTACGCTCAACAGAAAACTATGTTTAAAGAATTTGCATCATCTAAATTTACAGAATTCAATAGAGATGGTGGATTTATGGACTTTATTACGGACCTTGTTCGTACAAAATTCAAAATTTCTAAAAAAGATTCATGGGATCCTGCTGATATTTGGTGTGTTCAGAATGAACAGAAAGTTATTTCAGATATTAAAAAAATAGTTGAAGATGGTAAAGCTTCTAGTTTGTTAGAGTTAAATGCTCTTATGAGAACTTTATACAAAGAACGAAGACTTGTTGGAATTTCTTTAAAATTAATTTCTGGTAAAGAAGCTAAATATGAAGAAGTTAATATTAATGAAGCTGATTTTCCTGATAAGAAAAATTATAATTTTAACATTTCATCTATGAAGTGTCCGTTAAGTTTAAAAAACGGAACGCAATTTGCAACACAAGATACAAGAATTGTTGTAGATGGCGGTGGTGTAAAATACGATTTTCAAATTAAAGCAAATAGTACATCAGGATATAATAATTTGAAGTTTGAACCAACGTCTTCTGCTGGAACTAAAGCACGATTAGGTAAAACACCACTTGATTTGTTAGCTAAATTATTAAAAGATTACAAAGTTGCTTTCAAAAATAGTCACAAAGAATATCCAATGACTGGTGAAGAATTCGATGATAAGACTTCCTTAAAATATGCTAAGATTGTATTCGAAACAATTAATGCAGCCGGTGTTGATACTGGTGTAAAAAACACAGAAGAATTTATTTCTAATATGCAAAAAGTTTTCACTCTTGAGCCACATACAGCAAATTCTAAATTAATGCAGTTAAATTTTTTATATGGTATTTGTTCTATGAAAAAAGAAGAAAGAGATAGTCTTTTAACCGATATGTGTTTCTTAGCTCAGAAAAAAGGTAGTCAGTTTGGTCCGTTTGGAAAATTATACTAAAATGAACTTCACACAATTTTTAACCGAATCAAAAGAAGGTAAGAACCTTCACCTAGAACACATTGAAGATGAAGTTTTGAATCGTGGTGTCTCTGGTGCTCGTGAAGCAATTAATTTCTTGCAATCTCTCCGAGATATGTTGGCAGGCCACTCACAATCACGGGTGAATGTTACAACAAAATGGGATGGTGCACCTGCTGTCTTTTGCGGTATTAATCCAGAAAATGGTAAATTCTTTGTTGGTACTAAAGGCATATTCAATGCAAATCCAAAATTGAATTATACTGATGCAGACATTGATGCAAATCATACGTCAGAGGGTTTAAACTCTAAACTTAAAGTTGCGTTACGATACTTACCTAAATTAGGTATTAAAGGTATATTGCAAGGCGACATGATGTTTGCTAAAGGTGATATTGACAAAAAAACTATTGACGGCCAATCCTACATTACCTTTCAACCAAATACAATTGTTTATGCCGTTCCTTCTGATGCTAAGTTGGCTCGCATGATGCTTGATGCTCAGATGGGTATTGTGTTTCATACATCATATACAGGCAAGACAATGGCTGATATGAAGGCATCATTCAACATTGATATTGGTCACTTGACTACAACTAAAGATGTTTGGTTCCGTGATGCATCATTTACAGACGCTTCAGGTACTGCCACATTTACCGCAGAAGAAACTGCGGCTATAACAAGTATTCTATCTCAAGCAGGCAGAACATTCCAGTCAATCAATCCACTAAATCTAAATCGTATTTCTAATAGTGAAATCATTATGACTTACATTAAGACTTTTAATAATACGAAAGTCCGTGCAGGTCAGGCGATTAGAGACACAAGAGCCCACACATTTGAACTGACAAGATGGGTTGAAGCAAAGCTAAATAAAGATATTATTGATGCGAAGAAAGACGAAACTAAAAAGAAACGTGTTAAAGAGAAGACAGAGATTATGCGTTTCTTCAATAATGCAGCCAAAGATTTAAAGGCTATATTTGACTTGATGAATTTCTTGGTTAATGCTAAAAATATGATTGTTAAGAAGTTACAACAAATGAAACAAGTTACTGGTACATTCTTGCGTACAGACGATGGTTTCAAAATTACTAATCCCGAAGGTTTCGTGGCAGTCGATAGACTAAAAGGCAACGCAGTTAAACTGATTGACCGATTAGAATTCGCACACGCTAACTTCAATGCAACCAAAAATTGGAGCAATTAATGGCCGAACAAAAGTTTAATATCAATGAGATTATGGCCGAATATGGCGATAATGACTTTGGCTTTACCGCAATTGATGAAGAAGAATACAATGCCGTTATTGCTGAAAAAGAGGAAACTGTAGATGAATATAAAACTAGATTGAAAGAAGTTGAAAAGATTATTCTTCCATTCTTAACTAAATTGTTAAAGACTGCCGACCAACCAATTATCAAATGGCCAAATCGGGCACCACAGTTGGAGACACAAATTCAAAAGATATTGAATTTGACCAGAGGTTGATATGCGATTTAAAGAATACGAAGAATTGTTAGAAGCATCATATGCCGGTAACATTGGCATCATGGAACTAATCAAGTTCAAGCAGAAGGCAAACGACAAACAGAAAAAAGAGTTTGATGACCATGTAAAGAACAAGCGTCACGAACAGGCTTGGAAAGTCGTCCAAGATGTGACTGGAGTGAAACTACATAAGAGTGTGCATGAAGAAACAAAGCCTGATATTCTTCCTAAATCAGGTGCAGGTGCATGGGGAACAAACGAACTGGCAAACAACTATAAAAAGGGAACGCCAGGTCAAAACATTGCCAAATTTAAAGATTACAAACGAACTAAGTAAGATAACTGGAGTATATTATGAAAGACTTGATTATAGGTGCAAGTACCAATTACGATTGGGATAAATTAAAATATTGGATTAATTCAATTAATAAATCAGGGTTTGAAGGCGATAAAGTCCTTATTCTGATGAACTGTGATGCAGCCACAGTTAAAAAAGTGAACGAAGCAGGTTTCAAGGTTATTGGTTTCAATCAAGACAAACAAGGCAATCTGCAATATGAATCAAAAATGCCGATTCACGTTGAACGATTCGGCCACATCTACGAATATCTCCGTAAAAACAAATATCGCTACGTCATTACCACAGACGTAAAAGATGTAATCTTCCAACAAAACCCTGTTGACTGGTTAGAAGCAAATCTAACCTCTGAAAATTTGGTCTTCTCATCTGAAAGTATTTTATACAAAGATGAACCATGGGGTGACCAAAATCTATTAGAAACCTACGGCCCATACGTACACGAAAATTTTAAAAACAATGAGATATTTAATGTTGGCGTTCTTGCTGGTACTGGTAGTGCAATGCGTGACTTGGCTATCAACATCTTTACAGCAGCAACAAACCGTCCGATACCAATATGCGACCAATCTACGTTCAACTTCATGGTCTCTATGAGTCCATACCGAGAAACAAGTTTATACAAACGCTCTGAAGATGGTTGGGCTTGCCAGTTGGGTACAACAGTTGACCCATCTAAGATTCATCAATTCAAACCATTGTTGTTAGAAGAATCACCAACTATTGATGGTGATACAGTAACTACATCAAAGGGAACACCATACTACATCGTACACCAATATGATAGAGTTCCTGAATGGCGCAAATTGATTGAGGTGAAGTATGGCTAATGCGTTAGTAATGTCTGGTCATCTACGGACATTTAAAGACATTGCTGAAGAGGTTAAACATTTTGTTTCAATGAACGAACTTGATGTTTACCTTTATATTTGGGATGAAAACAACCAAGATGATATTGATTATGTTGTAAAGACCTTACAACCAGTTAAATGGTTGGCTGAGAAGAATGAACTGTATGCACAAGAATTCTTTGATGCTGAAGACCGAATCTCAAAGAAGAATCCTAAAGAACTGATTACACCAGACCGCAATCATGTCACACTATCAATGCACTTTGCCCGTAGAAAGGCATATGAGTTGATTGGGAAAGAGTATGATAACATTGTGTACAGTAGGTTTGATACTAGGTTGACAACATTCAAAGTACGTCCATTGGTTGAACAGTACAAAGATGCCGTGATTACACCGACAAATGAACAGTATGGTATGGTGTCTGATATCTTTGCTATTATTCCATGGCAACACAGAGAAGGTTATTTCTTCTACAATCGTGCAGAAGATATTTTTAATCGTAGGTTCGATAAGAAGACCAAAGAATGGTTGACTGAGAAGTTTTTCTGGCCAACTGGTCAAAGAGATATTGTATTGCACGATGAGAACAGATATTGTCCTCACCTGTTGTGTATGAGAAACTATTTTGAATCTAATACACCATACCTTGTAATTGATTTGCCTGTTTACATTAAGAGATAATATGAAAATTGCATTATGTGTGTCTGGCCAACCTAGAGGCCTTGCAACTGCCTTCCAGTATGTCAAAAAGAATCTGCTTGACAAACACGATGTGACAGTATTTGCTCATCTTTGGCAAGACTCAACTAAAGATTTGGCACCATTGTGGATGTATGAGCCAAAGAAATTTGAACTTGAAGAACCAATCAACCCTGATTTGTCAAAGTACACCAGAGTTCCACCTCCACAACCAAACTGGAAAGTAAAGAATCCTGCTCTATCAACATATGCACAATTCTACTCTTTGATGAAGGCTAATAATTTAAAGAGAGAACATGAAAAAGAATTTGATATGACCTTTGATTGGGTTATTCGTTCTCGTTTTGATTTTGCATTGAATACTGAAATTCCATTTGCAGAGTTGGACAATACCAAGTTGTATATTCCAAACTGTCGAATGACACCAAATAGAGATTTTGGAAATGACCAGTTTGCTTTCTCATCGTCACGCAACATGGATAAGTATTGTAATGTGTTTAATCGTATAGATGAATTTTATGACATTGGTGTTACAATGATTGGTGAAGATATGATGAGTATGAATTGGAAGACCACAGGTTTAACTGGTGAGAACCTTGTGTACTGCAATATGAATCATGCTTTCCCTCCCGGCCCACACAATGGAACATGGCATTCATTGGTGAGGGAAGACTTTGAAAAGTGGTAAAGTATTAAAAGAGTTAAAGGGTCATTCTAACAGCCATGTTTACTTAATGCAAGATGGTGATACCGTCTTTGTTAGAAAAACTGG